CAAGATATGTTGGATGGATTACCACCAATTTTGAATCTGGCTGCCGCAGCAGGAGAAGACCTCGGAACGACCTCAGATATTGTAACAGATGCACTTACAGCTTTTAACCTTAAAGCTAGTGATGCAGGACATTTTTCAGACATACTGGCATCCGCCTCAAGTAATGCTAATACAAATGTATCTTTAATGGGTGAAAGTTTTAAGTATGCAGCTCCTATTTTTGGTTCAGTTGGATATAGTGCAGAAGATGCAGCTTTATCCATAGGACTTATGGCTAATAGTGGAATTAAAGGAACACAAGCAGGTACGTCACTTAGAAGTATAATAACTAGGCTAGTTAAACCTACTAAAGAAAGTTCTCAAGCTATGGAAAGATTAGGATTAAGCATAACAGATAGTAATGGTAAGATGAAACCTTTCAATGTACTTATAGAGGATATGAGAAGAGGATTCGCAAAACTTAATCCAGAACAAAAAGCTAGTGTAGCAGCTCAATTGGCAGGACAAGAAGCTATGTCAGGACTATTGTCAATTGTTAATGCATCACCTGCGGATTATGACAAACTTAAAGGTGCTATAAATAATTGTGATGGCGCAACCGAGAGAATGGCGAAAACTATGCAAGATAATGCAAAAGGTAGCGTTATAGAAATGAAATCTGCTTTAGAAGGGGCATCAATTAAAATATTTCAAGCTGTAGCTCCAAGTATAACATCATTGGCAAATTCAGTATCTAACTTAGCAAATAAATTTAGTAATTTATCTCCTCAAACTCAAGAGTTTTTAGTTAAGATGGGACTTGTTGGTATAGCTTTAGGTCCTGTAATAGGAACTTTTGGGAGAACCATTACTCTTGTTGGCAAGGTAGGGGAAGCTATGTTGAGCTTAGGGGGTACATTAACTGGTACAACTACTGCAATAACAGGAGTAGGAACAGCAGCAACAGGAGCAGGAGCAGCAGCAGGAACAGGAGCAGTTGGATTCGGGGCTTTAGCTACTGCGGCATTACCTATAGTTGGTATAATGGCAGCGGTAGCAGGTGGGGTTTATTTAGTTGGTAAAAACACAGAAACTATGAATACTAATTGTTTAAAATCAAAAGAAGAATTGGGTAAATTAGGAAGTGTTTTAAAAGATTTTAATGGCGGTATTTCAATAAGCACTAATCAAATGGATAACTTAAATATAAAGCATAAAGATTGGAGCAAAAACGTATCTCCTGAAACCCAAAAAGCATTGACAGAAGTTTCAGATAAAATACAAAGTTTAAATTTGGAAATACAAAATACAAATGGTTTAGATGGAATCATAACAAAACCACAAATTGATTCTCTTATAAAAAGAACAGACGAATTATTTAAAGGGATACAAGATAGAATAAATGCTAAGGTTCCAGAAGCACAAAAGAAGTTAGCGGATGTTTTTAAGGCGGATGATGGTAAAATAGATAAAAACGAACAAGCTATTTTAGACCAATTGAATAAAAGTCACAATAAAAATATTAAAGAGCTTAATAAATATGAACGTGAAATAAAACAAATATATCAAAGAGCCCTTAATGAAAAAAGAGATTTAAAGAAAGAAGAAATGGACAAAATACAAGAATTAACTAATAAAGCGGGACAAATAGAATTAAAAGCTACTGTTAAAAACAAAAAAGAACTTGAAGAAACTAAAGACCAATTCAATAAACGTATGCAACATGCAGACATGGAAGCAATAAGTAAAGCATTAAAAGAAAAAGTTAAAGCAAGTGGAGAACAAATTAAAATAGAAAAAAAGAAATACAATGACCAAATAAAAGTTCTTGAAGAAAATATACCAAAATTAACAGGAAAAGAAAGGGAATATGCAGAACAATCTTTAAAAAAATTAAAAGAGGATAAAGAAAAATCAGTTCGTACACAACAAGAAAAATATCAGGGTTATTTGCAGGAAGCTATGAAACAATATCCAGAATTAATTAATTTTATTGATACAAGTAATGGAGAAATATTAAATAACCAACAACAAAGTGATAAGAAAAAATTAAATGAATATATGAAAAACATGGAAGGCATGGCAGGCATAACAAAAACGGGATATTATGAAATAAAAGATACAGTAAAAAATGAAATGCATGGTTGTTATGTTGAGGTAGATGAAAAAAGCGGTGAAATTGTTGGAGTATGGGATAACACAACTCATGATGTATATGGTAATCCAATTAAACCTCAATCGGATATAGCTAAAGATCTGTTAACTGGGGAGAGATTTCAACCTATAAAAGCTGGTTATGATAAAAAGAAAGAAGCAATTAAAAAAAATGCTTTAGAGGTAGCTTGCAATAAAAATTATAATCTTTTTGATTGGGTACCAACCTTATGGGAAGGAGTAAAGAGCTCACTAAGCCCTATATCAGTTGGTACAGGAGGAAGTATAATAAATAGTGCATTTCATTACAATGGATTAGATAATGTACCTTATGATGGATATATAGCAAGACTTCATAAGGATGAAAGAGTTCTTACAGCTGAAGAAAATAAAGTATATAGCAATAACAAAATGGGAAATTCAGAAATAAATATTATATTTAATGAGAAGGTTGATTCTCCAGCTGAAACTGCTAGAAGAATACAAAATAGTTTAAGGGAAATAGGTTTTTCATTCTAAAAGGGGGTGATTATTTGGAGATAATTTTAAAGAATAAATTTTGTGATGAGATAACATTCAATAATTACTCTTCTTTTATTATAAATAGTTTTGTTGATGATGGGATAAAAATAGTTAATGTAACTAATAAATCAATGTTACAAGATGGACAACAATATATAAATAGTACGTTGAATATTCGACAGTTAAGGTTGAAATACACAATATTAGCGGATAGCCAATTAGAATTAGAAAACAAAAGATTGAAACTAAATCAAATATTGAATCCTAAAAATGGAGAGTTAGAAATACAATTAATAAAAGATGATAAACATTATAAAATAAATGCTATTCCTGATGCTATTCCATCGCATGAAGATAGTGGATGCGATTTTGATGAAGGGAATATTATTTTTGTATGCAATAATCCATTTTGGAAAAATTACAAAGATGAAAAGATTAATATAGCCTTATGGAAGGGTGATTTTCACTTCCCTTTAATCATTCCTAAACCTAAGGGAATAACTATGGGACATAGAGAACCCTCTCTTATAGTGAATGTAAATAACAAAGGCCAAGTAAGTACTGGTATGATAATAGAATTTAGAGCCAGAGGAACTTTAAAGAACCCTTCTCTATTTAATGTTAATACTAGGGAGCTTCTTAAGATAAATAAAGGCATGATAGAAGGTGAAAAATTTATAATCAATACTAATTATGGACAAAAGAAAATATTACAGGAGCTTAACGGAGAGACAAATGATATATTAAATTATTTGGATATTATAGGTGGTGGAGATACATTTTTGCAATTAGATATTGGGGACAATCTCTTTCGTTATGATGCTGAAGAAAATCTAGATAACTTAGAAATAAATATATATTTTAATCCAAAATATTTGGGGGTTTAGTTATGGAAATTTATATTTTTGATAAAGATTTGAAATTAAAAGGTGTATTAGATTCTTTTATTTCCTTAAGATGGGTTAAAAGATATTCCAAAAGTGGAGATTTTCAATTGAACTGTGTACTGAACGAAGATAGCATAAAATTATTACAAAGAGGAAATATAATTTTTAAGAAAGGGGATAATGAAGCAGGATATATAGAAACGAGACAATTAAGTATAAATTCTTCTGGAAATGAATTGTTAGAAATTAAGGGCAAGTTTTTAACTAATTATTTAAATAGACGGATAAGTTGGGATAGGATTTGTTTTGATGGAAGTTGCAAGAATTTAATAGAAAAACTAATTAATGAAAATGTTATTAACCCATCTAATATAAAAAGAAAAATCCCCAATATTATATTAGGGAACATAAATATTAATAACAGTATTCAATATAATAATAGTTTCGGAAATATATTGGAACAACTTGAGAAGGTAGCAGATACTAACAATTTTGGATTTAGAAATATATTAGATATAAAAAATAGAAAGATAATATTTGAAACATACAAAGGCGTTGATAGAACCATTAATAATGGTACTGTAGCGCCTTGTATTTTTAGTAGAGAATTCGAGAATATATTACAACAACAATATATAGATAGTATAAACAATTATAAAAATACTTGTCTTATAGCAGGGGCAGGAGAAGGAAGTGACAGAAAAATAACCTCAATAGAAGAAGGTGAGGGTCTAGATAGATATGAATTTTATGTTGATGCTAGAGACTTGCAAGATAAAGAGCAAAAGGAATTTAAATCAAAAGATACAGAAGGCAATGAAACAATAGAAATGAAAGATGTCGAAATCCCTTGGGAGAGATATAAGCCTTTATTGATCCAAAGAGGAAAAGAAAAATTATCTGAATGTAATGAAGTTCAAAGTTTTGATGCCAAGATAAATATACAAGGTAATAATGTTTATAAGAAGGATTTTAATTTAGGAGATATTATCACTGTAAAGGACAAGAAATGGGGATTAACTCTTAATAGAAGAATAACAGAAATAGAAGAAATATACGAAAGCAAAGGTGTTACTATAAATGCAATTTTAGGGAATAGTATACCCTCCATAATAGATAAAATTAAACAGGTGGTGAGGTAATGGAAAGAAGTAGTTTTTTTAATGCGATTATAGACCAAAATGGCATACCAGATAGACCATATCTAGCGGAAGATTTTGCTAGATACTTTTCTACATTTATAGGTAACGGGGTTTTCCCCAACCCTGCTACTAACTTACAAGTAGTTGCTGTAGATGATAATATGCAGATAAGAATTAAAGCAGGATTTGCATGGATTAATGGTTATATGTATGAAAATACAGATGATTATATATTTAAATTATATCCTGCTGATGGGGTATTAAATAGAATAGATAGAGTAGTTTTAAGATTGGATTTTTTAGAAAGAAAAATAAAAGCAGTTGTAAAGAAGGGTGAATATGGGAGTTCTCCAAAAACTCCGAATTTACAAAGAGATTCAGACGCGTATGAAATAGCTATTGCGGATGTTTTAGTAAGAAACGGATTAATAACAGTAACCCAAGCCAATGTAACAGATTTGAGACTAAATAAAGAATTGTGTGGCATAGTTCATGGTGTCGTAGATCAAGTAGACCCGACAGCTATATTTAATCAATTTCAAACATGGTATTCAGAAACTAAAGAGGCTTATAACAAGGATATTTCGAAATGGACTAAAGATAAAAAGGAAGCCTTTGACAAATGGTATTCAGAGAACACAAAAGATTTTTTAAATAAACTTAATACATGGTATGAAAGCAATACAACTAATTGGGAAAATGAATTTTCAACTTGGTTTAAAAATACAGAGACGTGGGAAAGCGAATTTAATAATTGGTTTAATAATATAAAAACAGTTTTAGATGGAGATATAGCAGCAAAGCTTACCTTAAAAGTTGTAGAACTAGAAAAAGAAAAAATAGATAAATCTGAGTTTAATAATTTTAAGAAGTCTACAGAGACACAATTGGAAAATATTACGAAGGAAATTGGAAATATAAATGATAATGCATTACCAACAGAATTAAAGGGAAAATCTTTAACAGAGCAAACTAAACAACTTTTTCAGTATGCCAGTGATGGAAAACAAAAAATAGCTACTGCTGTTACTGGCAAAGATGTAAGTGCCAGTGGTAGCGATAGTTTTAGTACGCTGGCAAGCAAAATAAGTCTAATTGAAACAGGTGCTAAATATTTAGATATTGTCAATGACAGCGATATCATCAATATAGTTGTAAAAGGTGATTATTTATATGTGCTTAAATACTTATATGACCACGCTGTTTTATATAAATACAGTAAAGAAGGTCACTTAATAGAAGATTATAAAATATCTATTTCAAGTGGTCAATCAGTATGTATTAATAAGGATTATATTTTACATGTTTATTACACCTACTATACACAAAAAACTACTATTTATATCTATAATATAGAAACGAAACAAATAATTTTAAAAAAGGATTTAAGAGAGCCTGATAGTTATCCTAAAATAATAATGACAAATAGTTATATATATATATTACAAACAACAGGTACTTATAGGATTCTAATATATAATTATGACCTGTCTTTTGTCAAAGAAATAACGGACAATAATTATATTTCTTATTTTCAATATTCTGCAACTACATTAATTAAGGATAATATTTTATATATTTCATATGTACCGGGATCATCTAGTGCAACACCGCAAATTCTACAATTAAAGGAAAAATATTCAGGAGATTTTACTATAGATACATTTTACAATTCAAATATTTTATTCACATTTGTGAATACTCTACTAGGAGGTATTTAATATGATATTTTTATCAAGATTAACAAAAATTACAAATGAAAAATATTCGATAGGTTACATACATTACATGCCTTTTGATGAAAAGCATGGATTAGGAAAGACAAAAGAAGAATTAGAACAAGAAGGGATACTCTTAGAAAGTATTATAGAACCAAAACAAATAGAAGGTAAGCAAGCAACTATGTACTGGAATCCAATAGAAGGAAAAATATTTTATGAATATGAAGATGTTCCAAAATCTAAAGAGGAAACTTTAGAAGAAAAAATTAAAACTCTCACAGAAAATTTAGCACAAGAAAAAATTAATAATATGAAGAAAGATGCTTTAGCTGTAAATCTAACTAAAGAAGTTGCTAATTTAAAGGTAGAAGTTATGAATTTAAAGAAAGGTGGTAATCAATAATGAGTTTTTGGAAAATGGCATTTGATATGGGAGCAATAGGGGTGGAATTATTAAGACAGGCGGTAAAATGTATAGAGAATCCTTTTGGAGAAATAACACCAGAAGAATTTAAGACAATTTGTAATAAAGACTTTATTACACAATAGATAAATAAGGCGACATAACTAAATATTTTATAAAGGCAAAGTAAGGACCATATAGGGTCTTTTTATTTTGTCTATTTTTGAATAGGAAAGAAGGTTAAAAAATGAAATGGGATAAAATATTTTTATTTTAAGTAAAATTTGACAAATTATATTATAATTATATTACAAGGGGGAAGGTTAAAATGAATAGAAGAAATAAAGTAATAATTAAGCACATTAAAATTTTTATTATTATAATTGTTAGTTTAATTATAATTACACTTAATATCAATAATGAATTATCAAGATATACATGGTTTATTAATATTAAAAGTAATATTAGATTTATTACAAAATGTATAAATACTTTATTTCCAATTTTAATTATATTAATATTTTATATAACCTATAAGATACTTAATAAAAAGCTAGTTTTTAGAGTGGAAAAAATTAATTTAGGTGGGGTTAATATAATTTTTGATGATCCTGAAAAGTTGTTTAAACAACAAGTTAAGAATTTTCTTAATACAAAAAGAACTCTTTTTAAAATTGATAATAGGGATAATTTTTATGAAACATTAGATTCGTATTATTCTGTATATACTTTTTTAAGAGAAGAAATAAAAATATATGATACTAAGATATCTAAAGATAGTGAGCAATACAAAGTGGCAAATAAAATGATGAAGGAGTTAAACTCATTTTTAACTGCACACCAAAATAACTTTAGAAGATGGTATAAATATGTAATGGATGAAAAAGTAGAAGAAATGCATGATAAAGATATTGGGGATATACAGAAAGAGTATAGGCATTATGATAAAATGGTAAATGATTTTGCTAATTTAAATAATGTTTTTTGTGAACTATCTTCAGAATTCGATATCGATGTTAATAAATGGAGTATAAATAATAATTAGGAATTTAGAAGGAACTTGTAAAAAAATGTAGAAATAATATAAATAGGAAGGGAGGTAATTTTATGGCTCATAAAGTATTTGTTAGTTATCATCATGCAAATGACCAAAATAGAGCTGACCATTTAAGAAAAACATATGGCTCAGATAATACCCTAATTGATAGATCTTTAGAAGATGCATATGATGATAAAACAGATGATGAAATACTAGCTCTTATTAGAACTAATCATCTAAAAGATTCTACAGTAACTATAGTTTTAGTTGGTAGTGAAACTTCTAATCGTAAGTGGGTTGATTGGGAAATATATTCTTCATTACGTCCATATGGAGATAGAACTAGAAATGGATTATTAGCAATTTATTTACCAACTGCTGGTAACACACCAGCGAGACTTCAAGATAATTTAGATAGTGGATATGCAGTAGAGATGAAATGGGAAAATATTTCTTGGCAGCTATCTTCAAAAATTGATGAAGCTTTTAATAATAGAAATAAAGAAAATTTAGTGAGAAATTCTCGAGCAAGAAGACAGAGAAATAGCTAGTATTAGTAATAAAAATAAAAGTCTGTTTAACATAAAAGTTACGGACTTTTATTTTTATTTTGCCTATTTTTAATTAAGAGAGGTGACGTATGAATATTGAAATGTCAATACTGTACACTATTTTAGGTGCTGCATTAAGCTATTTAGGATATAAAAGGCTTAAAGAAAAGGACAATAAGGAAGAAGGTAAAAATGAAGGGATAACTGCCTTAAAGTTAGATTATATTTCAAAAGGTGTAGATGATATAAGATTAGATTTAAAAGCAGCAGATAGAAAAATAGAAGATGTAAATACTAGATTAATTAAAGTAGAAGAAAGCACTAAGAGTGCTCACCATAGAATTGATGGATTGGAAAAGGAGGACTGAACTATGGAATTTTTAAAACAGTTCTTACAAATAAAAAAGATTATAGCATTACTAACTACTATAGTGTTTTGCATTTTAGCGCTAAAAACTAATATATCAAGTACAGAGTTTCTTTCTGTATTTACATTAATAATAGGATTTTATTTTGGACAATCCAGTGCTAGACAAGCAGTAAAAGAAAGTAAAGAGCAGGAATAAACCTGTTTTTTTTTATATTAAATTTTAGGAGGAATGTTTTATGAAAATAGGAGTAGATTGTGGACATACAATGTCAGGTGCTGATTATGGAGCAGTAGGAATAAAAGCAGAATCCAATCTAACTAGAGAGGTAGGAACTAAAATAATAAGTAAATTACAAGCATTAGGGCATACGGTTATTAAGTGTTATAAAGATACTTGTAGTAGTTTAAATGATAGTTTAAGTTATAGAACTAATACAGCCAATAATAACAATGTAGATTTATATGTAAGCATACATTTTAATAAGTTTAATAGTTCTGCCCATGGAACAGAGATTTGGACTTATGGTGGAAAATCTTTTATAGAAGCATCAAGGGTATTGAATAATATTTGTGCTTTAGGTTATACAAATAGAGGGATAAAAGACGGTTCTGGTCTTTATGTATTAAAACATACAAAAGCTAAAGCCATGCTAATAGAATGTTGTTTCTGCGATAATGCAGGAGATATGAACGGATATAGTGCTGAAAATATGGCTAATGCTATTGTTAAAGGATTAGTAGGAAAAACTACAAGTAATAGTACAGCAAGTCAACCATCTACAAATAATAATGATTGGCAGAACTTAGATGGTAAAACAGGTACTATAAATACACCAAGCGGTGTAAATGTAAGAGCAGGTAAGTCTACAAGCTCTAAGATATTAGGGGCTTTACCTAATGGTGCAAAGGTTAAACTATATCGTAAGGAAGGAGATTGGATGCATGTGTATTATCCACCACATGGGGGATATGTGTATGGTAAATATGTAAGATATTAA